GACAAGAAGTTCCTGTAATGGAGGAACCTAAAGAAGATTTCTATCGTAATCTTGCAGAAGATATGGATGATAGAGTTTTAAGTAAAATTTCTTATACACTACTAAGTGATTACAAAAGAGACAAAGAATCTAGACAAGACTGGGAACAAGGATATGTAAGCGGTTTAGATCTATTAGGATTTAGATACAGAGATCAAACAAGACCTTTTCAAGGAGCTTCAGGCGTAACTCATCCATTACTTGCAGAAGCAGTAACACAATTTCAAGCACAAGCTTATAAAGAATTATTACCTGCATCAGGACCCGTAAGAACTCAAGTTATAGGAGAAGATAATCAAGAGATTGAGAATCAAGCTCAACGTGTAGAAGATTTTATGAATTACATGTTAATGGAGAAGATGGAAGAGTATACTCCAGAGTTTGATCAGTTATTATTTTATTTACCACTTGCAGGATCTGCATTTAAAAAGATTTACTATGATGAAATGATGGGCAGAGCAGTATCTAAGTTTGTACCTGCTGAAGATTTAATTGTTCCTTACTATGCAACAGATTTAAAAGATTGTGAAAGAATTACCCATATTATTAAAATGTCAGAGAATGACATTCGTAAAAAGCAGGAAGCTGGTTTTTATAGAGATATAGAATTACAAGAAACAAATCCTAATGAGAGTGATATTCAAAAGAAATATAATGAATTAGAAGGTACAAGTTCACCAGGTAATAATATAGATTTTCAATTTAATATTTTAGAAATGCATGTTGATTTAGATCTAGAAGAATTTGAAAAGACATCTAATGATAAAAATAAAAATATTAAGATTCCATATATTGTAACGCTTGATGAAGGTTCTCAAAAGATTCTATCTATCTATAGAAACTATGATGAGAATGATCCATTAAAGATTAGAAAAGATTATTTTGTACACTTTAAATTTTTACCAGGTTTAGGATTCTATGGATTTGGTTTAATCCATATGATTGGTGGATTATCTAGATCAGCTACTCAAGCATTAAGACAACTATTAGATGCTGGAACGTTAGCAAATTTACCAGCTGGATTTAAAGCAAGAGGTTTAAGAATTAGAGATGATGATCAACCATTTCAACCAGGTGAGTTTAGAGATGTAGATGCACCAGGCGGAAACATTAAAGATCAATTTCAATTACTTCCATTTAAAGAACCAAGTGCAGTCCTTTATCAATTAATGGGCTTTTGTGTTGAAGCTGGACAAAGATTTGCAGCTATAGCCGATATTCAAGTTGGAGATGGTAATCAACAAGCAGCGGTTGGAACAACCATTGCATTATTAGAAAGAGGCTCAAGAGTAATGTCAGCTATTCATAAGCGATGTTATTATTCTATGAGAACTGAATTTAGATTGTTACATAAAATATTTGCAACGTACTTACCTCCTGTATATCCATATGCAGTTTATGGTGGAGATCGTTTTGTAAAACTTACTGACTTTGATGACAGAGTAGATGTTATTCCAGTTGCAGATCCAAATGTATTTTCATTATCACAAAGAGTTACCCTTGCTAATGAAACATTAAAGATTGCAATGTCAGCACCGGAGCTTCATGATATTAGAGAAGCTTACAGAAGAGTTTATACAGCATTAGGAACTCAAAACATAGAAGAGCTATTAAAACCAGAACCTTTAAAGATTCCAAAAGATCCTGCTATTGAAAACATGGAAGCATTACAAATGAAAATGCCAACTGCTTTTCCAGAACAAGATCATGATGCACACATTACTGCACACTCATTATTTATTAAAACAAGAATGGTACAAATAAATCCTGCTGTATATGCATTACTACAAGGACACATTTCAGAACACATTTCACAAAAAGCTTCTCAAGAAGTTGTAGAAGCAATGGCAATGAATCCAGAAGATCAAATGTTAGCACAAGCAAATCCAGAAATGTTTACAGTTAAAATGAATGGAGCAATTGCTCAAAGAACTGTAGAACTAACAGCACAACTACAAGCGGCAGAAGCTGCAGGAGAACAGAAAGTAGATCCGCTAGTTGCATTGAAACAAAGAGAATTAGATCTTAGAGCTATGGATTTACAAATTAAACAAAGTAATACTTTAACAGACAATGCTTTAAATGCTTCTCAGTTTAAAGTTGATACATTAATGAAACAACAAGAGATTCAAATTAAAGATAGACAATCTAACGATCGTTTAAATATTGCTAAAGAAAAAATTAATTTAGCAAGAGAAAAACAAAATAAAAAATGATTAAAAAAGAAAAAGCACCTACACTTGGTAAAAGATTTGGCCCACCACCATTAAAAGGACCTATGCCACAAATACCACCTGTAGATAAAAATTTAAAAAAATTATAATTATGTTACCAATGTTAAATGCAGTTGCCCCATTAGCTAAAATATTATTTTCAACTATTGAAAAATCAGTACCCGATAAAGACTTACAAGAAAAATTAAAAGCACAATTGCAAACTCAATTGATGCAATCTCATACACAAGAATTAACTGCAGCTGCTAAAATTATTGAAGCAGAAGCAAAAGCTGGATGGTTTGCATCTAGTTGGAGACCATTACTAATGTACGTATTAATATTTATATTAATATGGAACTATGTATTAGGACCAGTAATTTTATTTTTCTTTAAAGCTTCTATAACTATAACTCTTCCAGGAGACGTTTGGACATTATTACAAATAGGTCTTGGTGGGTATGTTGTAGGTAGATCAGCGGAATCTGTAGCTAGAACAATGGCTAATAAACCTCAATCAAAAGACCAAGAAAACGGATAGTGAAGTATTTAGTTATTTTGTTATTGCTTTATTCTTGCAATAATGTAAATTCACCCAATATAGATAAACCAATATTAAAAATAGAAAAGAAGTTTTAAAATGATAGAAAGATTAAAAGATTTAATAGTTAAAAACTTTTCTAATAAAGAAATAGAAAAGAAAAATGATGCTTTACTTAGAAGCAGAAAAGAAGTTGAAATTAATGGTAACGGAACTTCTGGTTATACTATTAAAGAAGGATCTCACAAAGGAACCGTACTAGGACACATCAAAAGAGAAAAGAAAATTATTGAATAATGACTAAAACAATTTTAGTCACAGGTGCTGCTGGCTTCCTAGGCTCTCACATTTGTAAAGAACTATTAAATAGAAAATACGAAGTTATTGGTGTAGATAATTTATTAGGAGGGGATAAAGAAAATATTCCATTCCTAGATAATTTTTATAAATTAGATTGTGCAGATTTTAAATCAATGCTTAAAATCACAGAAGGCATTGATGTATTATTTCATTGTGCAGCAACCGCTCATGAAGGATTATCTGTATTCTCACCTTATACCATTACACAAAATAATATTATGGCAACTGTAGGTGTTGCAACGGCAGCCATTCAAAACGGAGTTAAAAGAATTATTTATTGTTCCTCTATGGCAAGATATGGAGATCAACCTAGTCCCTTTACAGAAGACATGCCAACTAAGCCAGTAGATCCTTATGGTATATCAAAAGTTGCTGGAGAAGAAATATTAAAAACATTATGTAAAGTTCATGGTGTAGAATTAGTAATTGCAGTTCCTCATAACATTATTGGACCTAAACAAAAATACGATGATCCATTTAGAAATGCTGTATCTATTTTTATTAATAGAATGTTACAGGGTAATCCTCCAATTATTTATGGAGATGGATTACAAACAAGATGTTTCTCATATGTAGATGATTGTTTAAGTTCCTTAATTAAAATGGTCGAAGATCCGTCAGTCGTGGGCCAAGTAATTAACATCGGTCCTGATGAAGAATTCGTTACAATAAAAGAGGTCGCTGAAACGTGTGCCAATCTTACTGGATATAATGGCGAATTTATTTATGTCCCTGATCGTCCACAAGAAGTTAAACATGCAACATGTTCATCGGACAAAGCAAGAAAGCTTCTAGGATATAAGACGATGACTAATACAAAGGAAGGTATTAGAAAAACTTATGAATATATCAAGGAACACGGACCACGGGCCTTTCAATATCATCTAGACATAGAAATTATAAATGATAAAACTCCAAAGACTTGGACTAAGAAATTAATATAATGCCTTATCAAATAAAATTAACAGTAGATGATATAACTGATTTTAGTTTTAATTATGCTAAATATACTAAATCAGATATTAATGAACATATCGCAGTTATGCATAGATATGCAAATGAATGTAATCATATTACTGAATTTGGAGTTAGAACAGGAGTAAGTACTTGGGCATGGTTAGCTTCTAGAGCTAAAATTATTAGATGTTTTGATATAGAAAATATTAATAAAAATTTAGAATTACATTATGCTTCAGCTAATGATACCAAAAAAGATTTTACATTTACTTGTGTAAATACAATTGCAGATAGATTTGAAATAGAACCTACTGATTTATTATTTATAGATACTAATCATACTTATGAGCAATGTAGTAAAGAATTAAAAATGCATGCACATAAAGTTAAAAAGTATTTAATGTTTCATGATACAACTTTATGTCCTGATTTAAATAAAGCAATTAATGAATTTTTAGAATTAAATAAAGATTGGAAAATAAAAGAAATATTTACAAATAACAACGGTTTTACTATCTTAGAAAAAATAGCATGAGCCATGTATTTTGTTTTGTAAGTTCTAAAATTACTGAACAGTATTCTAGACTAGCTTTATATTCTTTTTTTAAACAAACTAAATTAGAAAAAGGAGATATATTTGTATTTGTTAATAATGATGGAACTAATGCTTTTAGAGAAGAATATCCAATAGATATTTATATTAATAATAAAACTCCTAAATCTTGGGCTGAAAATTTTAATAAAGGTTTAAGAATTGCCAAAAAATTTAAAAAACATTTTGTAGTTATTACAAATGATGTTGTATTTACTAAAGGTTGGTTAGAAGCATTAAAACAATCTGATGATATGATTTTAATTCCAGTTTGTAATGTAAATTTTATGTATAGAAGTCCAAACTTTACAACTGCTCCAACAATGTATCTTGAAGAATATTTAGGTAAAGAAAAGTATTTAGACTCTATTGTAGAATTTCATCAAAATCAATTTAAATTCAATGACTTATTTGAACGTATATTTATGCAAATGTATTTAGCTAGAATACCTTATAAAGTTCATAATGAAGTTGGCTATTTTGATCATACCTTTTCTAATTGTGGAGGAGAGGATATGGATTATAGAATTAGAGCAGCTGTTAAAGGTTATAAAACAATGTTAGCCGTTCATCCATTCATATTACATTTTCATGGTAAATCTTCTTGGGATGGTGCTGAATCTACAGAACAAGAAAGAGCTAGAAGAGAAAACTATCTTAAAAAAGGAGTAGAAAAATGGGGAGAAGATTTAACGGAAATATTTATTAAAGGAACTTATGCTAAAGAATGGGCACATAAAATAGGTCTTGGAAAAGAATTTGACAACAATGAACAATATAATATTATACGCACATTAACAAAATGTTAAGTATTGATACAGTTCAAGATATAAAAAAACTAATAAATAAGCGTCTAGCCTTAATAAAGGATGATCTTTGCTATGGTATAGACACGCTTGATAAACTTCACTATGCTAGAGGTCAACTCAGAGCTTTAGAAACTCTGCTTCAGGATCTTAATGACCTGCTGAAACGGGAGAATAGTGAAGATGACGACGACAGTAACAACTGATATTCCTTCTATACATGAAGGTTTAAAAGACGTTTACCAAGACAAAGAAGTGGTTGAGAAAGTTCTCAACCCAAATTCAATAGATAAAACTACCCTAGAAAGAATGCCTCAGCCGACAGGTTGGAGACTTTTAGTCTTGCCTTATGCTGGGCCAGCTCAAACTAAAGGTGGAATTATTCTATCTGATAATTCTAAAGATACAATTCAAATGACAACTGTTTGTGCCTATGTTCTTAAAATGGGAAATCTTTGTTATAGAGACAAAGAAAAATTTCCATTAGGACCGTGGTGCAAAGAAGGTGAATGGGTAATCTTTGGAAGATATGCAGGTAGCAGATTCAAAATAGAAGGTGGTGAAGTTAGAATTCTTAATGATGATGAAATCATTGCTAAGATTGATAACCCTGCTGATATTTTGCACATGTACTAATAGGAGAACAACATGGATAAAGAAACAA